CACACAGGCATTCACGGTGAAAAGCAACAGCATCATTGGTTTCAGCACCATTGAGACCATGCAGAAAACTGTGCGCAAACCAGCAGATGTTGTTCGAGCAGTGCAGGCCGCAGGTAAGCCGGCGGCACGTAAGATCTACAAAGATCTGACCACAACAGAAACCCCGTTTAACGGACGCGGAACTGAAAATTTGTTGGTGCTAAAGGCCTGGTAAGTAATGGATGACATCCGTTTTCACAGACAATTTTTATCATACATTCAGTGGAGAAGTTTACACAGAAAGTCAATGCTTGATACATGAGCACAGTACTGCTCAATTGTTTTACAGCATGCTGATTAATTTAGGATATCGATCCACTGATGCTAATAGGCGTGTATGGAAAAACAATGAAAAAGTTGTAGTAGTGTGTTTGTCTGATGATTTTACGTTTAGTCAAACAGTAAAATCTAGATCGTTAGACAACTGTTTTGACGCAGACACTGTAGTGATAACCGACAACTATACGTATTTTAATCCGCAGTATACTGTACTGCGTGTACCTGACAGTTACTTTGGAATTTTTCACTATGTTCCTTCATTGACAGAATTTCGACCAGTCAAACGATTTAATTTTTCTGTTAATCGCATAGATAGAACACGTGAGTTAATTTTATTAGAATTAATAAATCAATCAGGCGGGGTTGAATCTTGGTTAAGATTGGATCATGCTAATTTTAATTGCTTTGACCCCGACAGTGCCAACCAATCGGTTGACAATATAAAAACAAATTTTTTAAAATTTTGGCCAGCATCAAAACAAATAGATCCAGCCTACAAGTTAATAGTTCAAGATCTAATAGATCATCTGCCAGTGCGCACACATCAAATGTCCGTTGAGCAGGTGCATCTATCTGCTTATTTGAATCTTGTGGTAGAAAGTTACAACAACGATACTGTTGTTGCCCTCAGTGAAAAAACATTCAGAGCGTTGGCAACTCCGGCACCCTGGACATTGTTTGGCAGTATTGGCACAATTGATCGACTAATTGAACTTGGGTTTGATGTAATGCCAGATATTATAGATCACAGTTACAACACATTAACCCAACCTGATTCATTCAACCGGTTCAATGGCATAAAAAAAATTCGCACATACATTGATAGTAGCATTGGAATCTATAAAAAATTAGTTGTTATGGATGTACAGCATTTAAAAACACGCTGTGAACAGGCCGCAGAACACAATCAGCAACATTTAGCAAACTTGCAAAAACAATGGCCACAGGATTTTGCAAACTGGTTGCCCACTGCTATTAGCAAAATTGCTGGTAAATAAAGCAAATGGAGTTTCCAGATGCCAGAACAACAACAACAATCACTGCCCACACTGAAGCAAAACTTGATAGAGTATGTCAAGCTTCAGTTAGGCGGTGACATCATTGACCTAGAACTAGACCCTGCACACTACGAAGCGGCTTATCAAAAAACCATTGGCACTTACCGCCAACGAGCCAACAACGCTTACGAGGAAAGTTACAGTTTCATGCAGTTGGTAGCAGATGTCAACATCTATGAACTGCCTCAAGAAGTGATCTCAGTACGTCAAATCTTTCGCAGAACATTTGGTGACAGTTCAGGCCCGTTTGCGTCAAACTTTGATCCGTTTGCACAGGCCTCGCTCAACGTGTACCTTATGAATTTCAACGTGGCTGGTGGCCTGGCCACATATGACTTCTACAGTCAGTACATTGAGCTGGCTGGACGCATGTTTGGTGCCTACATGAACTACACATACAATCCTGTGACAAAAAAACTGCAATTGATCCGTGACCCCAAAGGGTCAGGCGAAACTGTGTTGTTGTGGAGTTACAATCTAAAACCTGAATTCAACCTGTTGAGTGATTACCAAATACAGCAGTGGATCAAAGACTACATGGTGGCCAACTGTAAAATGATCATTGGCGAAGCACGTGAGAAATTTGGCACCATTGCTGGACCACAAGGCGGCGGGAGTTTAAATGGTGCCGCAATGAAATCTGAAGCCAAAGTGGAAATGGATTTGCTGATCAATCAATTGGTAATGTACGTAGACGGAAGTCAGCCACTTACGTTTGTTATTGGCTAAACTCCTTACACTTTTCATTAAAATTGTGTTATAATCCTTGTACACAAGTACCGGGAGAATCAAATTGGATCTCATGATCGACATTGAAGGTTTGGCCACAGGCCCTGAAGCAACAATTTTAACCATTGCGGCCCAGGCGTTTGATCCCGTTGGCACCGGCTACTATGAGCACAAGTACTATGCTCGAGTTGATCTTGAAAGCCAAGAGACACGTACCATTGAACAAGGCACCATCAACTGGTGGGCCACACAAGGCGCCGCACAGGATGAAGCCTTTGCTGAAGATGGTCGTATTCCCTTGAACCAGGCCTTGGACGAACTACACAAGTTGTGCTGGAAGTGTAACCGTATCTGGATGAATGGTCCCACCTACGACGCCAATATCTTGGAGCATGCTTATAAAAGTTATGGTAAACCATTGCCCTGGCAGTATTACAAGATCCGCGATGCACGAACGGTATATAGTTTGTACCCAGGGTTGCCTAAACCAGTGACCAGCCATCATGCGCTGGAAGACTGCCGCAGACAAATTGACATGTTGCAAGCAACCTTGACTCATTTAAATATCAAGGAACTTGCATGATCATTGGTGTTTGTGGATTTATTGGCTCGGGCAAAGATACCGTTGCTGACTACTTGGTAAATTTACATCACTTTCGACGAGAAAGTTTTGCCAACACACTCAAAGATGCTGTGGCTGCTGTGTTTGGCTGGGACAGGACCATGCTGGAAGGGCGCACCAAACAAGCCCGTGAATGGCGCGAACAGCAAGACAATTGGTGGACCAATCGATTGGGTATATTAATTACTCCTCGTTGGGTTTTGCAAAACTGGGGCACTGAAGTATGCCGCAACGGATTCCATGATGATATCTGGATCGCCAGCTTGGAAAACAAACTGCGCAACAGCACAGATGATGTTGTGATCAGTGACTGCAGATTCCCCAATGAGATACAAGCAATTAAAGCGGCAGGCGGTATAGTGGTGCGTGTAGCACGTGGTGCTGAACCAGAATGGTATGACGCGGCCAAGAGTCGTAATCGCGGATCCGCCGGAAACACTAACTGGGCACTTAGTGGACGACGGCTTGAACAACTGGGTGTGCATGCGTCAGAATCTGCATGGGTAGGTACCAAGTTCAATTTGATATTAGACAACAACGGTACATTAGATGACTTATATCAGCAAATTATGCATCTGGTTCAAGATCGCCCAACCGCCAAGTAACTTCTGTCTTGGCAATTTCTTCTACACAGTTACGGCAAACTGTTCGTAGATTTCTCACAGTAGCATTGTTGAGATCACCGTCAATGTGATACACTAACAATTGACTGGCAAGTCTTGCCTTGAACCCGCAGCGGTCACATGTGGGTTTTTTCTTGTATCCTGCTGATTTCCAACGTGGTTCTCTAGGCTTGATTCCTCGACCCTTGCGTTGGCACGTTTCACATCTACTGCGATAGTGTGTGACATCTTCCTTAATGTAATTCACAGCACATGGGCGTTGATTGCAGGCTTTACAGATGGGTCTCATCGGGTATTTAGTACATGGACCTTGGCCAAAGGGCAGTGTAAACTGGGTTTTTTTAGGTATACCAATAAATATCAATAACTTGAAAAGGAATCAACCATGGCACTAGTATCACCAGGCGTAGAAGTAACAGTAATTGACGAGAGTCAATATATCCCTTCCGCTGTAAACACAGTCCCTTACTTTCTAATAGCAACAGCACAAAACAAGGCTGATGCTGCTGGAGTCGGAGTTGCAGCCGGCACAACCGCTGCCAATGCAAACAAAACTTATCTTATTACCAGTCAACGAGATTTGGCAGCAACATTTGGCGTGCCATTCTTTTACAACACCACCACTGGAACACCTATCAATGGTTACGAACTCAACGAATATGGGTTGTTGGCAGCGTACTCAGCACTGGGAGTCACAAACCGTGCGTATATTCAGCGTGTAGACATTGATTTAACTGAACTCACTGCAAGTTTGACTCGCCCCACTGGCGACGCCAACAACGGCACATACTGGTTAGATACCAGTACCAGTTTATGGGGCATCTTGGAATGGGACCAAACAGCCGCAACATTTACTAATCAAGTGCCCACTGTGATAACAGACACCGAAGATGTAGTTGACTATGCTGGTGACGATTACACACCATTGGATACTATTGGTAGCATTGGTGATTATGCTGTCAGCGCGGTGAGTTTGAACAATCAAAACTGGTACAAAAACGCAGATAATGTGTGGGTGCTATTAGGGTCTGATGCCTGGAAAACATCATGGCCCACCTTGCAAGGTTTAAACTCTGTAACAACTACATTAACACAGGGATACAACATGTACATCAATGGTACACTGGCCACAGTTGGTGCTACCAATACAGTAGCAGGCTTTGCTGCGGTAATCAATACATTGAATATTCCGGGTGTTACTGCTGCCGCAGTCAGTAACAAATTGACCTTGTATGCAGATAGTACGGCCAGTAACGATAACTCAACTGACAACGGGGGTGTTATTAGCATTCAAGCTGGTACCATTGGCGGTGCCTCACTGCTGACCACACTGGGCATTGCAGCCATTGAATATCGTGCTCCAAGTTATTTCCCAGGATACAGTTATCAGGCTCCACGTTGGAGAACTTCTGACACTTCGCCAGCACCCACTGGTAGCATATGGCAAAATCTCAGTTCAGTCAGCAACGGCATGAGCATCAAAGTTAAAAACTACAGTGCTGCATTGGATACCTGGGTTTCACAAACATCTAATGTATATTCATATGATGTAACAGCCAACAATGCATTGGATGTAACCGGTGGTGGTAAAAATATTCCAGTGGGCACAACTTACGTAGAATACGACTCAGAATTATACAACACCACTCCTAACTCAAATGCAGCATTTTTGTTGTTGGAAAGAATTGCACTAGGTGCCACAGTTGTAACTGGAATTACTACACCGGGTGTTGGCTCGGATCCTTTGTTCCAGATAGGCAGTGAATTTATTTTAGCAGCGTCAGAAGCAGGGTCAGAAACACTCAATAGTACCACAGTTGTCTTGACCGCTACCACGGTATCTAGTTTTATTAGTACTGTTAGTGCAGCCAACATTCCTTATGTCAGCGCCAGTGTAAACAGTGCTGGAAACATTGTGTTTACTCACAGTCAAGGTGGGGTAATTTTTCTAGATGACACTGTGAATACTGCTGTTACTAGAGCAGGGTTTACAGCCACTGGTGTTACTCCTACTCCAAAAGTTCGACAAGATCAAGTTGCAGGATCTTTGGTTCTGAGTAATTGGGTCACTGCTGACTTGTTTACTTACACAGCCAGCGACACAGCGCCAGACCAAGATCCAGCAGACGGCAGACTATGGTACTATAGTTCAGTGGACGATGTGGATGTCATGATTCAAAACAATGGCGTCTGGGTAGGATATCAAACAGTGACCAATGATACTCGTGGATTTGATTTGACTTTGTGCAATGCCTCGGGTCCTATTGTGGCAGCATCTGCTCCAACTACACAAAACGACACAGCATTGAGCCCATTGCAATACGGAGATTTGTGGATTGACACTAGTGACTTAGAAAATTATCCTAAATTATATCGTTGGGAACAAGCCAGTGGTATGGATCAATGGGTAGAAGTTGACACCACTGATCAAGTAACAAGTAATGGTATTTACTTTGCAGACGCTCGTTGGGCCGGTAACGGCACAACAGATCCTGTGGCAGATACATTCCCAAGCATTGTTGATTTACTGACCAGCAACTATTTGGATGTTGATGCACCAGACTCGGCGCTATATCCACAAGGTATGTTGCTGTGGAACACACGCCGTTCAGGTTACAATGTCAAGAGTTACCAAAGCAGTTATTTGACAGAAGCCAACTTCCCTGATCAACCCAGTTACCCATCAGTTACTAATACCTGGCTTACCGCCTCGGGAAACAAAGACAATGGCAGCATGTATGCTGGTCGACAAGCACAACGCAAGTTGATTGTGGCTGCAATGAAATCAGGTATTGATACTAATTTGGCATCACGTGAAGAACAAAATCAATTCAACTTGATTGCTGCTCCTGCTTATCCTGAACTAGCAGTCAACATGGTTGCACTCAGCAACGAGCGTGCTAATACACTGTTTGTGGTAGGTGACACGCCAATGCGATTGGCTGGCAATGGCACAGATCTTGTGACTTATGCTACAGACAATGGCGGACTAGGCTTGCCTACAGAAGATGGGCTCACAATTGGTTCAGCCTATGCGGCTGTGTTCTATCCTTCATGCCAGACCACAGACCTGTCAGGCAACACAGTTGTTGCGCCCCCAACACACATGATGGTACGCACAATTCTGCGCAGTGATGCAGTGAGTTATCCATGGTTGGCAC